ATTCTTTCTTCCACACATCAGCATACTCACAGTTTCTATAATTTTCAAACCATGGTCCGCCTTCAGTATAATGAAGTATTTTAGGTATGCCGTCTTTAGGTTCTTTGTACCAATTTACTAGCCAATTGTATATAGGAGGTAAATTTCCTATGTCAGAGTCATCTAACCATGAAAATCTATGTAAAAATTTTCCTGTTTCTTTGTTTAATAGTTCTGGTGTTAGTATTTTATTTTTAGGATGTCCACAATTCCAAAGTACCATACTGCTCCAATTTTTTCTTGGATAAACTAATTGCACTTGTCCGTCCATTTTTAAACCTTCTTTAGGTTTGTAATCGTGTTGTACACAAACTACTGCTTTAGAGTCATCACAATATTGTTCTAATTCTGTAGGGGATATACGCCAGACAAAATCACAATCACAAAATATTGCCCAACCGTTATAGTTGTTTAGGTATGGAATAAAAAATCTTGTAAATGTAAATTCTGTTGAAGCAAGTTTATCAACTTCTCTATAATAAATTCCTTGTTCTCTTAATTCTTTTTGTTTTAATGCAATAACTTCAGTTTGTCCGTTGCGTCTTTTAATGGAATGTTCGCAAACTTGATATGCTATATCTTCTCGAGTGTCGTAGCCTACGTAAATTTTCATTTTCCCTTTTTAACAATTTTATGTATGTCTTGCCAATTATTTACTCTGGTAATGTTGGGGTGTCTATATTTTTTGTTATAAGGATGACTAATGAATAATACTTTTAAGCCATATTTTAAACCTGCTAATGCATTTGTCCATTTATCTTCTACAAAATATAATCCTGTACCATGGAATTCTGCAAGAACATCGTCTTTATCTTGTCCAGTGTCGAGTATATGAAAGTTATAAAAAGTATCCTTACCAAATAGTTCTTCTAATCTTCTTTTACGTAATTCTTGTGCAGGAACATCAGATGTTTGTGAGCTAATTGGTATAAATGTCCAGCCCTCTGCGTGTAATAGTTTTACCCAAGTTTGCGAGTCAGGCATTGGGGGTTGTGTTGCCATCCAAGCACTTTTATTAAATTCTCGAATTGCAATTTTAATATCATCAGACGCCTCGCTATAATGTTTGGTAGATTCAAAGATTTTTGCATAATATACAAATCTTTTTCCCATATCGTATTCAGATTTATAATTTTCTTTTAATTTGTGTCCACGAGATATCATCCATTTAGTAAAATGATTTTCCCATTCTAGTAATACGCCGTCTACGTCTGTAAGGATTATTCTATTTGATATTGGCATCTTCCATCCCTGCTACACGCAATTTAACAATGTTTGTAAGTTGCCATTGTTTTTGGTCTAGTCCTTTGGTAATGCCTAACCATTGGTTTCTTAAAAGTGCAAAGTCATTTATAATTTTTGCCATATCAACAACATCGGCTTCACCGTCAACATATTTGTCAGCATCTCTGCTGGTTAGCTTTTTATTATAACTTTCTAAAAAATTTCGAAATGTTTTAGATCTTAACCTACGATATTCAATATTTAAATATTCTAGGATTGCTTCGATTTCTTGTAATTGATTAAATCGGTGTTCAACTACTCCGGGCATTGTTGCAGATGCTTTTTCTAAATTACCCCAAATAGAACATTCTTTTTTTGCTTGTAATAATTCAGTTTCAAAGTGTTTAATACAGTCTGGTATTTGTTGTATGTTTTTGCTTACTTCAGTATACCAATTCACCATCATCTCCGTATTCGTCTTCGTCTTCGTCTTCTTCTCCACCATACACAGATTCTACTGCTTCTTCTAATTTTGGATCATGATCGGATGATGCTTTAATTTGATCAGTGTCAACATCAAGAAACTTTAATGTACTAACAAAGTCAACTGCGGCATCCGATTTTTGTCTGTCTGGTATGTAAAGAGAAAATGAGTTCCAAATACGTTCAATGTCTTCATGCGTCATGTCTATCATCAATTTCTTCCTTAAGGTTTGTTGATAATTTATCATAGTTGTCCATCAACATCAATAATTTATCTCCAACCCAGGATTTTCGGAACTCAATATGTTCTTTTCCTTTAGAATCTACGTATTTTAACCTGTTTCCTGTTTGTACTAGTACCCCTTTTTTCTCAAATAATTCAACTAATCCCGAAAATGGATCCATACCCGTGTCATACGGTATCTTAACTTGTACTGATTCAAACGGTTTTGAAAAACGTGTTTTCATTACTTTACAAGCCGCTCTAATACCCCTAACGTCAGTAATTTTATTACCTTTTTCGTCTTCTTTAAGTTTTAATTTCTTCATTGCAATCACAATACTTGATGCATATATAAATCCTTGTCCACCAGATATTTTATCATCAGGATTAAACATATCTTGTGATGCATAAGTGTGATTAGTTGCTATAAGTCCTACGTTCCAACTACCAAACATATTAACACAGTTTCTTACAAATGCTGTTAAGGCTTTGGGTTTTCTACCTAAGTCACCTTTCATTTCACCTTTTTCAAACTGATCAACATCGGTTGGTGTTAATAACATACCCAAACTATCAATTACAATTAATACTTTAGGTGCATTTTCTTTATCGTCGGCGTGTTCGTCTTTATAACCTTTCATAAAGTCTGAAACAGTTCTTGCTACGTCATCTACCATTGATAAACTTAATCTTAAAAGTTTATCTTCGCTAGTATCAACACCAAGGGCTTCAAGCCATGATTGGTCTAATGCATTTTCAGAATCGATTAGTATTACATAGATGCCTTGTTTTTGTGCATTACGCACTAAATTGCCTGATGCTATAAATGATTTACCTGAGCCAGACTCACCTGCTAGTACTGTTACTTTGCCTAGCGGAACACCTTTGTTGAAGTCTCCACTTATTAAATAATTTAACGCATAGTTTCCTGTGCTTATCCAATCCGTTGGATCATTAAATCCTATGCCAAGTCCTTGTATGGACTTTGTTATGCTTTTTCTAAATTTTGTTACGTCAAACGGTTTAACCATAATCACTTTCTATTTTAGCATACAAGGTCCTAATCGTCAATATAAATTAAGACCTTGTATTTTGGTTATTATTTTGCCTGTCTTGATCTGATTAATTTCAAGATGTCTTCTGCTCGTTTGGCACTATCACCTGTTGGTTGTGCTGTTGGAGCCGACGCTGTTACCGTTTCTGCAACTTTTACTTCTGCATTTACCGGGTTAGCAGTCTTCTCAACTGGAGCAGGTCTACTTGCTGTTGGTATAGATACTCTACCTACACCTGCAGGTCTAAAGTATTGTCCATACTTCTCAAGATCATAAGACTCACCCTCAACAGATTTTTCAAATAATTCTTTAATTATTTTTACTTCTGCTTCAGATGGTTCTTTTGGTCTATAGTCTGATAAGTTATGTAAACCAAACTTATCAATAGATGCTCTTTCCGTTTCGTCTAGAGCTCTTTCTCTTCGTGACCATTTTGATGTTGAGTAGTCAGCATATCCACCTTTAGAAGTTTTGTTAACTCTAAAGTCTACACCTTTTACATAATCAGTTGGTAACTCTTCCATTTCTGGATCAAGTAATGCCGATCTAATTATATTAAAGATTTGTGGTCCAATTATAAATCTTCTAATTGGGTTTTCTGGAGTTGCATCTTCGTTTAATGGATTTTGTACAACAAAGCCTTGGAATATATAACTTTTTTTCTTCCAATACTTTCTGCCCATGTCCTCCATTGATTTGTCTTTAAACCAAGGTCTAACTTCTGTTAGAACCGGACAAGTTTTTCCGTACATTTCCATACACGGTACTTGCACCTGGATTGGTCGAGAATCACTTTGACCTTTAATACCTGCAAAAGGTAGTTTGATCATATTTCTCTCAGTCCAGAAAAAAGTGTTAGTAGTATCCTTATCGGGTAAGAATCTAATAACTGCTTCGTGTCCTTCCTGTATGTTCCAGTGTGGATAGATGGCATTGTCGCCACCTGTTGAAGAAGTGGAGCGATTCACTTCTTGGGATTTTAACTTCGCTCTTATTTCAGCCAATGTAGCCATAATGTAAGCCTCCTTATTTGCCTATGTTTGTTTTGCCTAAATATATTAAGCTTCTTAATATACTACTATATTTATCTAATAATGTCTAGTAAAAAATCTTATTTTTATTGAAAATAAAGAATGGATAATCAAATTTAAAAGTATAGGTACCATTATATGACAAATAGCCATGAGTTTTTTCAGCTTTTCCGTCGTCAGTAATGTAAGATCCTATTGTATCAAATTGATTAGTAGAGTCTTTGGTAATTTGACATTGTATATCTTTCACAATAATAAATATATCTTCTGTAATTTTATTTCCTTTTAACACAGTATCGCCATCATTTTTGTTTTCTAAACTAATCGATAATGTGTTTGTACCTATAACAGGTTTTAACTCAAAAGAATTCTTATTATATTCTCCAGTATGAATTATTTTGTTATTAAAAATAATTTTGCCTGCAGGACATTTATTGGTTTTTTTACCAATTTCAATATTAAAATTAATCATTTTATTTTTTATTTTCGTTCCAGGCCTGGATTAATCGATTAGCAGTTGCCTTCTTTGTATTATATCTATATTCTGTCATGTATCCGTGATCATGACAATATTCGATTAATTCAGTCCACCAAGTTATCCTATTAACAAACGTGTTAGTTGGATTTTGTTTACTATACCAATAATCATATATTAATCCTACTCCGGGTTTTATATCTTCCCAGGTAATTTCTAGTTGTCTAGCATGAGTATCATATAATGGAGATCCTGGTAATAAATGTAATACCCCAACTGGATTAACGATCATTTTTGGAAATGGAATATCTTTATATTTTTTTACTAACGCAAGTGTATCTTCAAAATCTTTTCTTGTTTCAGTAATATAGCCAGTCATTATATTCCATTCTTGAGTGATACCAACGTTATAAAGACTTTCAATCATTAAATGTAAATCATCGTTTGTAAATTTTTTCCTCATATGATTTCGTACAGCTTCACTGCCAGATTCAACACCAACAATAACGTGTTTGCAACCTGCTTCGGCCATAAGATGATAATCCTCGTTAGTAGTTTGTCCTTCCGGTCGTGCTATATATTCACCATAATAACTTATTGTTCGTGGTAGTTTTTTTGCAAGTGCTGTATTCATTTGTCTAAATGCTTTCATTGATCCGTTTATTAATGAATCAGATAACATAAAATTTGTTATTCCTTGTTTTTCATATATTTCAATCATTTCCTCAGCAACTTTATTACCGTCTTTAAAAACAAATTTCGGTTCAAATGAAAATACATCACAAAATGTACATCTTCTCACACATCCTTTAGAACCAGTTATAGTAGCCGCAACACCTTGTTTATACAAAACTGATTTTTGTTCAGCTGAGAGAAAATCATTTGAAGCGTTTTTATAAAGATCTAATTTATAATCAATATATGATGGAGTAGGTAATTGGTTTAGGTCTTCGGCTGTTAATTGTACTTTAGTATTAAATTTTCCTTTTTTATTATTAAGTAGAATATCAATTAACAAACTTTCACTTTCGTTTATTATAATAGTATCACATAGTCCAGTTTCTAGTAGTACATCTGGCATTTTTTTATTATTTCTGTAAGAACCGTTAGTATTATCATCTTTACTAATACCTTGTCCACCAAGTATAATTTTTTGTTCGGGTTTATTTTTTTTTATATAATAACAAATATCGTGTGTAAATGTTAAACTTTGATAACTTAATAATGAAAATCCTATCCAATTAGCATTTAAATTTATTAATTCTTTTGCTTTTTCTTCCACCCATTGATGATACCAGTCATATGCTTCAATAGACATTTTAGAAAAATGCATTAGATATTGTTCCACATCAACAGCAATTTTTTTATTAAAATATGCGATTTGTAATTCTATATTGTAATCTAATGTTGTAGTTTTGAGGCCATTTGCATCACATATAGCTTTTAATAATGCAGGCGCCATGGGCATAGCATCAATTTTTGAAAATGGATTAAAAACAAATACTGCGTGATAGTTCATTATACCTAATTATACAGTATTTAAATTAAATCGTCGAGTGTAAAAAATTATTGGTAATTTGCTAGTTGAGTTATTCTTTCGACTTCGCCTTCAACACCAGCAATATTAAACCCTGTATCTTCTTTTGCTACTTTAGATTTAATTGCTTCTACTATTTTAGTTCTTGATTCGTTTAATGATTCTTGTTTCTTAGATGAATCTCCTCGAAGTTTGCTAAAGTTTTTTGACAAATAATTCATTGCGTCTTTAGGATTATTTGTTTTATATGTCGATTTACCATCTTTGTCTAATACATCATGAACTGTCTTGCCATCGTCACCTTTGTACATAGACACATAAGGTTTAATATCTTCAAATTTTAAGTCTTCTCCTGCAAATGCTTTTTCTTTAGGTGCTGGTTCTTGTTTAGGATTAATTGTATCATCAACCCATTCTTCAAATTCTGCTGTTTCACCTTTTGCTTTTTTGTCTAATTTTGGATGTGCTTTTGGTTTAAATGCACCAGCATCCATTCTTACTTCTTCTGCATATGCAGGATCTTTTTGCATTTTTTTATAATCGTCAATATATCTTCGTGCAAGTTGAATCGCAATTGATTTATTTTTTGGCCAATCGCTATCTGGATCATTAAACAATTCACCTTCTCTTTCTAAACCGTCAGCAACTCTAGATGCAAAGTTGGCAACTCTTTCTTCGTTGGCATCTTGTGTAAGCATTCTAGACGCTATGTCTGAAAGTATTGAACCTAACATTGTGTTATTATTAGTAAATTTTGTTACAGATAACATTTTATCTGCCGATTCGTCTTTTCTTAAAATTAATTTTTTGTTTGGATCAGTTAAAAATCCTTGTACTATTGCTCCGTGGTCTACAATTGGTTCTACTTTTGCATCTTTATCAGTTGGATCTGGTTCATATTCTTGCATAATGTTGTGAATTAATGGTAAAACATCTTCAACTCTGTTGTCAAGATGTTTCATTGTAAATTTTTCTCTATATGCACTTCGTTCATCATCACTTAATTCTGCAACTGCTGATGGTTTAAAGTTTTTAAAAGTTTCATCATAGTGTGATTGTTTGTTTAGGCTTCTCATATATTGTCTTAAATTTTCTAATTTTAATTTTGTTTGTTCAATTATGTCACCAGCATTATCATTTAATTGATCTTTATGAGAAACATATCTAGAAAACGAATTTAATTGTGCAATATTTTCTGATGTTTTGACAATGTGTTGCCCAAATTCATCATGTGGTCTTCCACCGTTAGCAACGTGCCTAGTCATTGCTCTTGCACCTGCTAAATGAGTAATTGGATATTTAAATCTTTCACCATCTTCATTTTCAATGTATAATGAATTAATATGTCTTGATCTTGCACCAGGTACGTTTTCGTCAACTGGTCCTGAATGTCTAATTATTAATCTTGTTTTATCTAGGTTTTCGTATGAAGATCGAGTTGTACCAGTCATACCTTCTTTAACTGCCTCGTTTGCTCTTTTTAATGCATCAGCAACATCTGGATGTTGTGATAATCCTTTTTTAAGTTTATCAATAGTGTTTGATGCTCCGGTGTAGTTGCCACCTTTGTATCGTTTATCAAAAGCAATACCTTTTGCTTGTTTAATTTCTTTATCAGTAGGTTTTTGTTTGTCTTCGGTTTCTTTAACACCTGCTAATGTTGTAATTCTGTTTAATTCTTCTGACATTGTATCAGTATTTACCGTTGCGTTCGTATCTGCTAGGTTCTTATAATCTTGCTTCGTTAGGTTCGATTTAGTAATATCTCTAACATCAAATCTTAATGAATGTTCCACTGCAAAGTCTTTTAATTCTTTTAAAAAAGCATACCATTCATCTCTGCTGTCATCGTCGATTTTTTCTACTAAATCACGGTTATAAAACACCTTCATATTTTCTTCATCAGCAAGTGATATACTTACACGTCCATATGTATCAGCATCTTCCTTAAATTCAAAATCAAAGAATACAGCTTGACTGGGATCTGCTGTAGGTTGACCTGTAGGATCACCTATTTCTATGTTAGAAAATTGCGATCGTATTTTGTTAAACAAGTCAGATGATGTTTTTGGGTTCATATAGTGTATTTATTATCCGTATAGGTTTGCGAAGATTGGCATTGGTGCAGTCCATTCAGATGTTCTATCAGTCCATTTTTCGAATATTTTAGGATCAAAATCTGCAAGTACTTTTATCATACGTGTCATTAATAAACAAGCACTAACTAAATCGTCGTGTTGTCCTGGTTTAGCTTTATAACTCATACCTATTGCAACAAAATCCTTTAATTCTGTTATAAGCAATTTAGAGTTAATTTGTAGTTTGTTATTTTCTACAAGTTCTTTAAATTTTGTACAAGCATCAATTTTATGTTTTGCAGTAGTATTAAATCCTCTTCTAAATTTTCGTCTATGTCCTCTTCTAATAGGTTCTGATAAGAACATACCTATAATATTTTCTTCGCCAATATCCATAACTCTTAAAAGTGCCGCCTCACCAATTGCATTATTTTCCATTGAATAAAATATTTGTGGAGTAGCACCTGCATCTTTCTCTATTATAGTGTCATGTATATGTTTGGTAATTCCTTGTAATATTCTAATTTGCTGATTCATTGGTGTTTCATTATGACGCCATTCTGCAACTTGCTCAAATGTTGGCAATTCAAATACTTGTATAGCCGCATAGTCGCCACCTGTACCCATGCTTGGATCTAATGATACCATATATGTATGTCCTGGTGTGGGTCTTTTATACCAACGTACCTGTCCTGTACTTTCTATAGGAAGAGTACCTTCCATTTCTGCTAATGTTGTAGAGTTAATTAATGTTTCATCAAAGATTATAAACTCACATTCGTGTTCTCGTCTAAATCTTTCCTCACCTATTCTTGCTTTTTCAGTTTCTGCCCACTTATCATCTCGTTCAGGATGTTCTGACCAGTGAGCTTTCATGGCATAGAAGCCATTAGTTCCTACAATTTTATCATTGCCGTATTCATCGAATTTTTTATTAGCTTCTTTCCAAATTAACGCAAATTGATCTTCATCAGAGTTTGGAGTTGATGTAATCATACACTTACCTCCTGTTGACAAGGTAGGAGATAGTGACGTCCAAAATTCTTTTGCTTTATCTGGTGGTTGCACGAATGCAAACTCATCACAATATATCATTGTTAAAGACATACCCCGCCCAGTATTTTCAGTTGTAGTAGTTGCTATTATTTTTGAACCATTGTCAAATTCTATAGAATTTCTATTGTATTGCGTTACTCCAGCTTTAATCCATTCAGGTAACATTTCGTATGAAAATCTTACACGTGACATAATGTCAGACGCACCTGCGTATTTGTGTGCCGCAATTAATATAGATGAATCTGGATGGAACATAGCATACCAAATAATATATCCTGCCGCACAGGTTGTTTTACCTGTTTGTCGTGGTAGCATTGATACAGAAAATCGATAATTGTTATATGATTCAATTAATCTTTTTTGAAAAGAATAAGGATGAAAAGCCATTTCACCTTTAGTTGGATGTTGTATTCTCATAAATGTTTCCATGAAATACAACGGTCCAGTCTTTGTGTTCATACACTGTTCGAGTTGTAAGACTTGTTCTTTGGTATATTTGTGCTTTTTATGGGCACGTTTTACCTGTTCACTGTCTAACGATACATACGCCATAGTGTTGTATTTAAGGCTATTTTATGTTAAGAAAACTAACTGTTTATGTCAGGTTTTTGTAAATTAACGGCGCAAGGTCCTTTTGCCGCTATATCTACATCAAATGTTAATTGTTCACCTTCTCTCAGGTTGGGTATACCTGCGGCTTGAAGAGCCGTTCTGTGAACAAATACATCTTTTTCGTTGTCTTCTCTGGCAATAAAACCAAATCCTTTGGTTCCATTATACCATTTTACTTTTCCGTTTATGCTCATATTTGATTGTTTTTATTTTTTGTCAGCAACAGCTTCTTTCTTTACTTCTTCTTCTTCTTTTGGTTCTGCTTTTGTTTCAGCAACTTTTGTTGCTTCTTGGTAAGATTTTTTAAAGCCTTCGTATTGTGTTCTTAAACTATTGGCTAAATCTTCTTCGCTAATTTTATCTTCGGCGGCAAGTGGATTGTCACCTGGATATTCTTTTCTTACTTGTTGTTTTTGTTTGTTTAAGCCACCTGAATGAACGTTCACTAATGTGTCAAGGTCGTCAACTTTTTCATCTGGTGCATTATCCCAAGTTTCTTCTGCTTGTTCATCATTATCATTTTTAGAGATTATATCTCTCATATTACCCATTCCTTGTGAGCCAATTGCATCGTCACCAGAGCAAACATTACAATCTTGTGGTGCGTGATCTTGTTCGCCGTCGTTGTTATGATCGTGATCGGCATCATTAGTTGGTACATCTGCTGTTGGTTCTTCTGCACCAATCATATCAGGTGTTACTTGTTGTACACCTGCAAGTTTTAAAATTTGCATTAACATACCTGCTTCTTGAGGTGTGTCTGCAGACATTGTAATTGCTTCTTTAAGGGGTTTTTTATCTTCTTTTTTCATTGTTTCTGTATTTAGTTCTTTTGACTCCGCTCGTCCACCTGATTTTACAAATAGATACTGTTTAAACTGTTCTAGGTAATCTTTTGCATCGTCACCTTTTCCAGCACTTATAGTATCTTGAATCATGCTAATAACATCTTCTTCAGTTGTCATTCCATTTATATTAAGAGTATCTTCTTCAATTTTTGGTTCTTCTGCAGTTGCTTCTTCATCAGTAGCTGTGTCCATCATGATATCGTCTGACACTTGATCTAATGCTGTATGGGCCGAAGTTTTAGCATCATCGGATATAGGTAATTCCATAACCATATCTCTTAATGCTTCAAGAGTTTGTATAGCTTCTCTTTTAGGATTTGGTGCTTCTTTTATTGGTTGTTCTTCTGCTGGTGCGTCCATATTCATTTGTGTATCTACATCGTGTGGAATATTGTCTTCTGGATCAGGTTCATATTCTGCTTTTGCTTGACCGTTGTCATCAAAATCATCTTGTACCATTTTTATTGCAGTTTCAATTTCATATGATTCTGGAAAAGGAGCTGATGCTCTTTGTTGTTCTAATGATTGTAATACATCTTGTTTAGGTGCCGAAAGATTGCCGTCTTGATCAACATATTCACCAACTTTTTCTTGTGCACCAATATGTACGTCTGACATTCCGCCTTCTTTTATTGATTCTTTTTTGCCTTTAGATTTATTATAAGATGACCAAGCAACTGCATAAGGATTGTCTACTTTTCCTTTTAATGCTTTTACTTGTTTTTCTCTTCCTGGAGGTGCAACTTCGGTTTTTGGATTAGTTGTTGATTCTACACTTTTAATTGCTTTTGCAACTTCTGGAGATTTGTTAGTAATTTCTTTTAGTTTTTGTAAAACGTCAACCATTTCCATAATTTATTCTCTGCAAGTACAATTTTCACAAGTACAATTTTCACACTGACAATTTGGATTATTACAAGGCATAATTATTTTCTCTTTGGATCCGGATGTGGATTTGTTGTTTTTGTAAATGGAGAATCTGCTGGTGAGTCTTCTTTAGTTGTAATATTTTCTTTTTCTTTTGGAGTTTCTTCCTTATTAAGATCTCTGTCTTTTAATAATTCTTTTAACAAACTCATGTTTGCTTTCGTAGAATGAAAATCTTCTGCATTTACTTTAGGTGCGTCTTTATATTCTATGTCATGAAGTTTATTTTTGTATTCTGATTTAGTTGCATTTGCAATTGTTTCTTGATATTCTTCTGATGGTTCTCCTGGTTTTCTTACAACTACACAAGCTGGAGAAATTCTCATATAATCAGCAATATATTCTCTTAATTCATTTACTGCAACTGGATAAGAAGTTTGAAGATCGAAAATTGTAACAGATTCATTTTTTATTGTTGGAAAGTCTAAAGGTAGCGATTGTATTGGAGTTTTCTTTCCTGCTGATAATTTTTGTATTTCAAATTTTTGACAAGCAGTTTCCAAACGATTAGCGAAGCCTTTTTCAATATCACCCGCTATTTTGATTTTATATTCATAGGTCTTAACTGATTCTGTTAGATATTTTGTAAACGTGCTCATATTAGTACTATTTAGTCTTTATCTTCACTCTTGGCGTCATCTGTTTTAAGCAACTTCTTCATTAATTCGTTACGATCTGATATAACAAATCCGTCACTTTCTTCAATAGTACCCAAGTCGTCTTTACCTGTTTTGTCTATTTTTAGCTTTTTAAGTTGTAATTCCACCATTTTTAGTTTTTTGTCTATTTTAGAGCCTTTTGCATCTATGGCATTACGTAACATAGTACTTGCAACCTCAAAAATACGTCCTGAATAACGTGAGTCTACGTTCATACCCAAGTCCATTAAATTCTTATATGATTCTTCTGCCTCGGTTGCTAATTTATCTAATTCTAAATCTGACAGTTCTCCTAGTCCTTTTACTTGAGGTAATGAGGCCGCAATTTTATCAAATTCAGCATATGTTTTTTCTAAATTTTTTGCAGTAATTGGATCGACATTTTTAGGTACAGTACCATTTATTTGTTTAGTTTCTTTTTCTTTTTCTTTTGCATCTACTTTAGCAAATGCTTCTTTAACGTTTGGTAAATTTAATATGTCTTCTAACTTTTTAGTCATTTTGATTATTTACGTGTACCTTGATGGAATAATTGGTCTTCTGATACTACTCTAAATATCATTTTATTTTGTCGAGCATAGGCAGAAGCGGCCTCCCATTTAGCACGATTAATTATAACTTGTTTCTTTTTGCCCATACTTTTACCAGCAGATTCTAGAGAAGTCTGGGACAATGGCTTAACTTCAACCATTTCGGCGTGTTTACGCCCTTCTTTGTCCATGTAAACAATGAAAAAATCCGGTACATAGATTGTATACTTGCCTGTTAATGGGTGCCTATAAGGTATTTTTATTGATTCACTAGCCCATTTATATACGTTAGGATGTTCATCACATAATCTCATAAATCCGTGTTCCCAACTACTTCTATAAGTTGGCGTTTTTAGTCCAACATATTTTTCTGGATTTTTTAATGAAAATTTTCCTTTAGCAAATCTTGGTATCATTAGTCTAGAATGTTTCTAGACACAGTATCTTTCGTTGTACGAGTTTGCCTTACTCCTAATCTACTTGATTTATATCTATTGGCATTTAATATAATTGTTATTAATTCAGAAAGTTGAGCTGGAGAGGAGACTGTAAGTTGATCTAAAATTTGTTGAGGACTTACCGAATCTATTTTTGCTTGTTGTAAAATTATATAAGCAGTTGTTTCGGCCGCACTTCTTGAAAATCCTCTTTTAACAAAAAAGGCAATTGCCGCGTCATATTCACCAACGTTAAATTGAAATTCTTCTTGATAATTTGATGTAGTTAATTTTTCAATTGTTTTATCTAACTGATTTTTATCTTTAGGAGGTAGGTTTGTATAAGAATTTGCCATTATAAGTTTGCCTTTTCAGTTATAATAGATACGTTTTGTGTATCTCTATTAATTTTTATATATCCTTCTGTTACAAGTTTACGAATATCTGTATTTGCTTTAGCTCTATATACTGTTTTTGTTGTATCAAGAGAGCCTGAATATTCTATGTCACTTTCTGCTACTGTTAAACCTTTTCGAGAACCAATGTCTTTATAATATATACCTGCCGCGATTGCATCTCTTACGGTTGTGTTTGTTGTTATAAGAGTATAAGATTCATCTGGTGTAAGAAAATTTACAGTATCTAATTGTGGAGCCGATATTACTGTTGTATTTTGTCGATTTTTATTATCGACTGTACCTTTTGCAGTTGCAAGAGTTAGTGCTGTTGCCGCCACGGCGCCAACTGCAAAAGAACCAACAGGATTTGTAATTGTACCTGCTTGTTTGCCAACTTCTAAAACACCTTCTTTAACAATTCCTTTTAATTCTTCTTTGACCGCTGATTTTTTCATTTTTTTAGCATTATTATATGTGTTTGACGCACCAATAATTGCACCTAAAATATTTCCTTCTCTAGCCATACCTATTACAGAACCAATGCCATCCACAACACCCCCAGGACCAAAAAGAGAATTTGTACCTTTACCTAATACACTTAAAGGTGAAGGCTCATTATCATAGTGTAATGTAGCCCATCCTGTTATTGCCGATTTTCCAACCACTCCTGCTTTGTATCTTACAGTTTCATATAAAACTTGCATTGTATTTTGCATAATACCAGTTCCATCTGCTTGGTCTAAATTGTCATGATTAAATGAACCAATAACAGGATTAATCAATCTAAATGATGTAAATCTTTGTTTGTGTAATACAAAAATTTCAATATTTTTTATAAATGGAAGTTTACTTTGTTTAGGAGTATCTAAACCCCACTTTGTAGTTTTTCTATTTGTTGTATAATAATCATCTTTAGCATATTTTTCTGCAAGTTCTTCATTAAGATGTACTGAATCTGCAACATTATATTCATAATATTTTTTCCAAAAAGCATTTACAGTATCAGCATGATCATCATGAAATGTAATGTTTATAGGATCATATGCGATACGTGTTGCTGTATACATTTTTTTATTATATTGAGTTTTTTCCTCTATGTTCATATTGTAACGAGGAAGTTCACAGCTTTTTACTAGCATATTCAATTCTATTAATTCATTAGGAGTAAATTTTCTTTGAGTTACAACGTCATTAAGTGTTAATACTACATGAAAGAGAAATTTTTGTTTTGGTGCAAGTTTAAAATGATCGTCAATATATAATCGTGAAGCATGACGGAAATCCTTCATTCCTGGAAGGCCGTCTTGAAATCCTTTAAGAAAACTATTAATACTTGGCATACCCTTGTATTTATAGCCATAAAAAAAGCGCCGTTAAAGGCGCTTCTTTCATTATAATTGCAAGTTAAATTTTATTGTCCACCACCTGTTGCTAGTGTACCGATTGTTCTTGATACTGCTGTACCAATTCCTGTACCTTGTGGTGTTTGTATACAGTTGTCGTATCTTATAGACATTGTAATTGTTGCTGGATCAGAAGTTGCATATGCTAGTGTATTATAGTTTACGTTTTCAACATACGCACCATATAATTCAAATGTTTCTAATACGTTTGGTGTAGATGATCCACCTCCACCGTCAAGCATTTCAATTCTAGTTGTAAATTTGTAATCAATACCAGATGCCGCACTTGATTGTTCAAAGAAATCAAATTGTTTTTGAATTTGTTCGCCAACAAGTTTAGTAACTGAATTATTAACGTCATCTCTTATTGTAATTGTAATTGGATCCCAAACGTGTTTACCTGCCATATAAACTCTTGAGTTGTAAACATCTAATGTTACGTTATCAAAAGTTAAGTTTGGTCTTGTAACATCCATTACTTGTTTTGTAATTTCTGATCTTGGTGTTGATACTCCAAAATTTTCTAGGATACATCTAAAACGATATTGTAGTTTTGGCATCAATAAGCCTTGTGATGCTGAACTTTGATCGTTTGCTAAAGGTACTGTAAATTTTGAAAGTGTTGATATTGCCATAATTTTTATCTCCTAATATTTATCCAAAAATTAGTTCCCTAATTTTGCTATTTCTCCTGTGTTTTTGATTCTTAAAGGTATGTAAATAAATTCAACTGATTTAACTGGTTCAATTGCTATATCAACATACAATTCGTTTCTGTCTATTCTTGTTGCTGTGTTATTTGTTTCATCACAAACTACTAAGAAGTCATATAATGCTCTTTGTCCAACTAGTTCTAAACAGAATGATTCGATTGCACCTTTAATTTCGTTTCTAGTTAATTCATCATTTGGTTCAAAAATAAATGGTTTAGCAATTGCGTCTAATTGACTTCTTAGATACACTGCTAATCTAGAAACATTGATTCTATCTAATGCCGAACTTGCTGATGTTTTTGTTAAGTTACCAAAGTTAACAATTCCTGCTCCTGAGAAGAAAGTAATTGGATTAACTTTGACTGTATGCATCGAATCTCTTATTGACTCTGTAACAGATATTGTTTTAAATTCACCTGAACTTGTGTCAATATATCCAACTGCTGTTGCATTGTCTACTACACCACGTCTTGTACCTGCTGGTGCAAACCATGGATATGAAAGATTATCGTTGTTCGCTAATGTTCTAATCATCATATGTGATGATGGGACAACAATTTTGTTACCTGAATTGTCTGTACTATATCCTGATGGATAAAATACACCCAAGTAATCACTTGCACTTATTAATCCGTCTTCACCGTTATCAGTAGCTCCTGCAGTATTATTTGCCCAATCTTGAATTGCTGTTGCTGTACCTTCTAATCTCATTGGAGAATCACCAATTACAAATGCTGTATAGTTTCGATCAATGTTTAAGTTGATCATATTTTGTATCGCTTCTGGATAACCAGGACAAGCAATTACGTTAAATCCTCTTTGATCTTCTCTTATTGCTTGGTTAGTATCTATTTCAGATTTTAATTGTTTTATAACAACTTGTCTTTGTGCTTTTCTTCCAAAACATCCAGAGCCATCAGGTTTGTTAGTTGATTTTGTAATCCATCTATCAGGAAAGTAACCTGCAACTGATTCGTTGTTGTATCTAATGTTACCTAATCCATTTGATCCTGAACTTGGATATTTTGTAGTTGTTATATAGCTGTTTTTGTATTCCTTAACATTGTAACCAGAACGTCTTGTATTCCATAACATTATACCTTGTGGATATAAAGCTGGATTTGGAGCATCTGGATCTAAGAAATTATCACTTAATAAATTTTTAATTGAAGATGCTGTTCCCGCCTGTGTACTATTATTTGCATTTTTTTCTGTACTTGTTTGCCATCTAGCATCTGCAAAAACAATACCATCTTCTGTTGTTTGATCTGCTTTGTCTACTAGTACCCACGCCGCACCAGTTGTTGTAACTGCTACATTATTAGATGTATTAGTTGAACTTAATGTTGCTGAAGTGTTATATTTGTAAAGTTTTGGATAATTTTCTAAATCGCTTGTATCAATCCATAAGTCATTATCAACAAGACCAGTACCATCTGATTGTGTAGTTGGTGCTGTTGCTGAAAATTGAGGACCATTTGGATCAGTTAATGTATATACAGTTGCATATCCTTTCCAAGTCGTTCCGTTATGTGTCATGATATCTGCTGAATCAATGTTTGTGTCATACCATAATGTACCATCTGTTGGTTCATTACTTGGTGAATTTATAGATGCTGTGTAAGATAATCTCTTCCAATTAGAAGCCATTACTTCATTACCTACAGTTGAATCTTCTGAATCACCCGTTGGTGTAACATATAAGTTATCAATTAAAGTTGTACTGTTTGCAGTATAAGTTCCGTATGCGTGTGCTGAACCTGTACCAAAACCAACATCATCTAATGGAGTACCTGATGTGTTATTCATTCTAAAATCACCACCTAATGCGTGTGTAATTTTAATTGCACCCGTGTATTCACCTTCTGTAATTTTTGTTGCTGTTAAGTTTGTAAAACCAGCCGCCGCAAATGCTGTTATAAAGTCATCTGCATCACCTAGTGTTGAACCATCTCCAGAAACCATAGTAACTGTTTTAGCAGTATCTAATGCTTCTTGGTTTTTTAATGATTCTCTAACTGTAAATGTTTCACCTGCTGTGGTACTTGGATTAGTATTTCTAGATTGAATACTAGTTGTTCCACCTTCATATCTAAATAATTGTGAATCACCTACATTTGGTGTATTATCTGCTTGTCCATCTACACTTTGTTCAGTTATGTTGTACTGTGTATAAAGTGATCCAACTGCAATAGTTGTTCCACCGTTTGTTGGATCTATATTGTAAATTGCTGAATGATTGTTTGCGTATAATGGTGCACTTACACTTGCAAAAGCCCCACTTGATGTGCTGTAAAGTTTAGCAATCATGTTTGCTCCACTATTTGCTGATGTTGTTTTAGCCCAAACAGAACCATTAGGTCTGTTTTGATCTGCGGTTTTCCAAGTTGGTCTGCTAGTGTGTGCTGATTGTTGGAATCTTGGACCTTTGTATGTTGCCGCTGTAATTCCTAAAGCCGCTAATACTCCATTTCCTTCTTCAAATCTAATTGTATTGAAACCTGCAGTTGAATCACCAAATGCTCCACCATTGTGGAATATTTCTAAGTTACCTGTTGTGCCGTTTACACTTGCAGTAACTCCACCTGCATTAGCAGTGTTGATAGCTGTTGCAACATCGGATAATGCTGTTCCACCAGGTGTTACAGTAATACCGTTAATTGACATTGTTTGTCCACCTGTAACAGTTGTTCCTGATGCAACTGAAACTACTGGATGTGAATTATGCCATGCATTTGATCCTAGATGAACCCAAGTATTTGAGGCATTTTTATAATAAATTTTGTTTGAAACGTGTGTTGTGTTTATAGCATAATCACCTTGTGAACCTACTGAAGTTTTAGGTGCACCTGTGCTAGAGTTTTCAACTAGGTCAGATACTGATGTAATTAAAATTGGTGTTTTTGCTGTAAATTTTTGATTTGTTTGTGACCATTCAAATAGTCCAAAACTAGAAGTTGCAAGGTCAAACCAATATGTTCCATCTGATGGGTTTGCAGTTGGTGATGTTGCACTTCCGATTAAATCTGTTAAGTTTACATTTGCTCGTAATACGTATGCTCTGTTGGCAAGTCCTAAGAAAGAATATGCCGCTTGTAGTCCCCATTCATTTAATTCATATCCATGTAATGGATTAGATGAAGAGTCTGTATAAAATTTTGGATCGCCAAAGGTTTCTGTTAATTCTCTTTGAGATGAAATTAGATAAGCAGTGTTGGCATTGGCAGTTGTTGTTCCATCCGCCGTGCCTGATCCTGATCCTGGTGCTTTATCTTGTCCTGATGCTACTATAAAAAGTGGTGTTGTACCCGCATCTGATGGTACATAGAAACTTTCATTTATTACTGAAACTTCTACTCCTGGTGATGTTAATGCCATATTATCAATTCTCCTTGCAAGTCGTGTATTACTAGAACTATTTATTACATCTTACGTAAAATATGACTTTATTTTACTAATTTTGGTACCTATATAGGTTACGTAAATACAATTGTATATTATATATAGGTACCAAATGTTAAGATCTATTAAACCATTTATAGGCACCAGGCCGTTATGTAAACAGTGTAAAGTAAAAGTTAGAGCTATGGGTTATAGACGAGGAAAAAAAGTTTATTGGCGTAGTTTATGTGATACTTGTATTCGAAAAAAGAAAAAGCTTCGTATAGGTGGTGTAACGCCATTACAACGTTCAGGTTATAGAAAGAGAAGTAACTGTGAATTATGTGGATTTAAAGCACAAGAACCTTTACAACTAGATGTGTTTTTTGTAGATGGTAATAAAAATAACTGTGCTTTTCACAATTTAAAAACGGTATGTGCTAACTGTCAACGATTAGCTAGTGTTAGGAAGTTACGTTGGAAGATGGGTGACCTTGTAGCTGATCAATAAAATGATCTATATGAGCATTTAATCCTTCTAAACTACTTGTATTATCAATAATATAATCAAAATCAGACCCAATCCAATCCCATTCAGATTGGTGTGCGCCTTGTTTTTGCATTTCTTCTCTAGTAGGTATTTCTTCTCTTTTTACAAGAACAATTACACCACCATGTGCTTTAATAGTTTTAATTTCGTTTTGAAATCGTGTATCAGAAATAACAGTTTTTTCACCTTTGTATCTTCCAATAACAGAATCAACCCATATCCCATCATACATTTGACCACGCATAATTTCAGTACCAAATTGCTGTAATATTATTCTTGGTGTAACTTCTTTACCCATTTTTTCACTCCAAAATTTATCAGGTTGTTCTCGCCAATGTCTACTAGATTCAGTATTACCTTCTAACATTTCTCTGTCCCAATTAAACATTGAGCTAACTGCATCTTTTAAACTTTTTGCAAAACTATCTCTTTTATAACCATGTTTTATCACTAATCTATCTGCAACGGTATCCTTGCCAGAATTAATTGGTCCTACTAATCCTATTAACATTAAATGATTATACTATTTTATAATACGTTTTGCAATCTCTGTTTTTGCTTCAATAACAGCACCAAGAATTTGGTTTCGTAATGTTGGATTTTGTTTGGCTCGTTTGGAGTCAGACTCTAAACTTTTTACCAACTCTTTTAGTTCGGTATAAGATAAATCTTTATAACTTCGATAACGTTTATCGGGTGTAACTTCTACTTTTATCTTCGGCATAGTATCGGTATTTAAAATGAATTGATAATGAATTAACCTATAACAAAACTATGTGGTGTGCCACCTTCTGCGAAATTGTTAATTTCTTGGTCAAGTTTTTCCATATCAGCTAATCCGCCTTGTTTTAGATCAGCACCATTAAGTGATGTACCACCTTGTGGACCAGCAATAGTATTAAATTTACCTCTTGCTTCACCTAACATTACTTTGCATATTGCTAGTGTGTAATCTCTAATCCATGGTTTTGAATAGATGTCTTTAAAGAGTGTTATATCCGGTCTAAAGTTGTCAGTATGCATTAAAACACTTTCGTTATCTGCACGTGGTCTTTGTGTAATTGTAAGTTTTTTAGTTGCTACGTCAAAATGAAATTGAATAAAACTTCCAAATAGTTTTCCAATTAATTCTTGATAAGATGCAAAAGCATAGTAAGTTGCAAGACCTCCAGTTGCTCCCGCTCTTAACAAGTATGTGTTAGTATATGCAAGATTAAACGGTTCAAAAAGTGTTCCACCTTCGCCACCTTCTGTACGAGAGCCAACCGTTCTACGAAATAATTTTCTAACATTAATTACTTCGTCAGGTAAAATGTAAGTATTTTGATTTTCTTTAAGTACTAAAAAAGCATAAGATTCCTCAACTGCGTTTGAAGAACGCTGTCTATATCTATTAATTGCTCTTTCGAGTGCTATTTGGTAGTGTTTAGGGTCTAATTCAACGTCAATCATTCCCTCGCCGAGATTTGCTTTAACGTACTCAAATACTTCTTGTTGACCTGTTTGTAGTTCTGACATACTCATATTTATAGTTCTTTTACTATCTATAAATATAGGTATATGCCAAGATTGTCACTATATAAACCAGAAAAAGGAAATGATTATAAATTCTTTGATCGTACTATTAAAGAGATGTTTACGGTTGGAGGCACTGATTTACATTTCCACAAATATTTAGGACCATATGATCAAAGTGATGAGACTAAAGATGGTGCACCATCACCATCCCAACCACAACGTGCTCAGAGCAATATTAACGAAACTACTATACAAGACTTATTATTTTTAGAAAATAGAGATAGAAAATACTCATCAGATATCTATACGTTTCGTGGAATTTATAATGTGCAAGATATAGATTTTAATCTTTCACAATTTGGTATGTTTTTACAAAATGATACTATATTTTTAACTGTGCATATGAATGATGTTGTTGAAAGAATAGGTAGAAAACCAATGTCAGGTGATGTTATTGAATTTCCACACATGAAAGAAGATTTTTCGTTAGATGCATCTATTCCAATTGCATTAAAAAGATATTATGTAATAGAAGATGTAAACAGAGCGGCAGAAGGATTTTCACAAACTTGGTGGCCACATTTATTAAGATTAAAAATGAAAACGTTAGTAGATTCACAAGAATTTAGAGATATAATTGGTGATGCAACTAATACAGGTTCTCTTGCAAGTTACATGAGTACATATAATAAAGAAAAAGAAATTAGTGATCAAATAGTTGCACAAGCAGAAGCAGATTCACCTAAATCAGGATTTAATTTTAAACAATATTATGTTACACCAATTGATGAACGAGGAAATGTTAGAACCGATAATGTAAATTCAACAGAAAGAATCTCAGATAAACCAATAAATGCAGTAGTAGATACACCTGCAGGTTCACATTATGGTTTTTATGTGGGAGGTGATGGTGTTGCACCAAACGGACATCCAGCAGGATTTGGAACAGCATTTCCAGACAATTATGCCGATGGTGATTATTTTTTAAGAACAGACTTTTTACCAAATAGATTATTTCGTTTTGACGGAATCAGATGGGTTAAGATTGAAGATTCAGTTAGGTTAACTACAACAAATACAGATACTAGAGCTAATTGGAAAACTAAATTTGTTAATCAGTCAAGCTCAACTACAATAAATGGATTAACAGTAGAACAGCGGCAATCATTAACAGATGCATTAAAACCAAAGGCTGACAATTAATGTTACATTTTTACGACGGACAAATAAGAAAATTTATAACTCAATTTATTCGTATTTTGAGTAATTTTTCGGTGGAAACAGGAAGAGCTAAAGATGATACAGTTACTTTAAGAGCGGTACCGGTTGTATATGGAGATCCAACTAGACAAGTTGCAAATATTATTAGAAATAATTCTGAAAACGCATTACAATATGCACCAAGAATTGCTTGTTATGTAAGAGAATTAAATTATGAAAGAGATAGAATGCAAAATCCTTATCATATTCAAAAGCAACATTTAAAAGAACGAAATTATAACGAAGTTACAAAACAATATGATAACCAATTAGGTGCTGGTTATACAGTTGAAAAAGTAATGCCATCTCCTTTTAGATTAGAGGTGTCAGCAGATATTTGGACAACTAATACAGATCAAAAATTACAAATAATGGAACAAATATTATATCTTTTTAATCCAGATTTTGAAATACAAAAAACAGACAATTATATAGATTGGACTAGTTTAAGTTATGTTGAATTAACAAGCACAACGTTTAGTTCAAGAACAATTCCAATTGGCGCAGATACTGAAATTGATATTGCAACATTACAATTTTCTATTCCTATATGGTTATCTCCACCTGTTAAAGTATCAAAATTAGGTGTAATACAAAAAATTATTATGAGCGTTTATGACGATGATGGCGGAATTGTAAAAGGATTAATCGATGGTTCTATGATTTCAAAAAGTTATATAACACCAAACAATTATGGATTATTAGTTACTGGAAATCAATTAAGATTGTTAGGAAGTACAGGTACGAGTGTAACATCGGGCGGAGATGGATACTATTCAGGTGCTAATGCCCCAACAAATTTTGATCCATTTGAAACTTTTGGTCCTGCTGTTAACTGGAAAGTTTTGTTAGATCAATATGGTACGGTTACAAATGGTTTATCTCAAATAAGATTAACACTACCTACAGGAAGTGAAATAATTGGTACTATTGCAACTACAACACTAGACGATACAATATTATTGTTTAATATTGATACTGATACAATTCCTGCAAATACATTAACGTCGGTTTTAAAAATTATTAATCCTACAACATTTGCTCCACCCACTCCAGCAAACGGTGATAGATATTTAATTATAGATGAGATAGGTGACTCTACTGCAACAGTACAAAGTTCAACTTGGGGAACATTAATTGCTTCAGTAGGTGATATTATTGAATATAATACTTCTCAAAGCAAATGGTTAAAAGTTTTTGATTCATCAAATCCAGATTCAACGCAACATTATGTTACTAATGTAAACACCGGAATTCAATATCGTTTTAATGGTACGGAATGGGTAAAATCATATGAAGGAATTTATACTGCTGGTAAATGGTCTATTATAATAGATGGTGGCGGAAATACTGGTTATGATCCTAGTGCAGATGCAACAACTCCTTGATTAATTTAAGTTAAATTGTTATAATAAGTTATGGAAAAGAATATTATTTGTTCAGGTGCGTTATTCTATGCAACGTCAACTAAACGTTTTCTTTTATTACAAAGAACCGATTTTAAAACTAGGGGTATGTGGGGTTTAGTTGGTGGACGAGCACGTTATACTGAATCTGCATTTGAAGGTTTAAAAAGAGAAATTACAGAAGAAATTGGTCACCCACCTACATTTAAAAAAGTAATTCCATTAGAATTGTTTACATCAAATGATCAACAGTTTTATTTTAATACATATCTTATTGCAGTTGAAAATGAATTTGTAGCAAAATTAAATAAAGAGCATTCAGGATATTGTTGGTGTAATTTTGAGTGTTGGCCAAAAAATTTACACGCAGGGTTACGAAATACGCTCAATAATAAAGCAATTAAAGGTAAACTCCAAACTATTTTAGATTTAATAACTTAAAATGCCATATGAAAAAATTGTTGTAACTGGTTGCTCCCATTCAACAGGTTGTGAAATGAACGACCACTTGTTGGGTATTTTTAAAAACGATAAACAACGTCAATTTGAAATTTTAAAATGGTACAAAAATAATTTTTCATTAGGAAAAATTAACTTCAAAGATTTACACGATACAGCCAACAAAAAATGGCATGAAGAAGAAAGAGAAAGTAGTTGGCCTGCACTGCTTCAAAAACAAACAGGAATACCTGTAATAAATTTGTCAGTAATCGGAGCATCAGTAGGTAGATCGTTATTATCATATTCAAATTTTTTGAAACAGAACACATTACCTAAATTGCTTGTTATTCATCAGTTGCCTACTTTTAGTAGAATGTTTTTAAAATTTAATAAAAAATATGGTAGAATTAATGTACTTCCTACAGATATTGAACGTAACAGTAATTTTATGTTTAGTAAAAATTTTTATCAAAAAGAAATAGATCTAATTAAAAAAAGATATAAAAAGTTAATTGTTAAAGAAAATTATTTAGAAAAACATTACAAAAAAATTGTTGAAAAATTACATTATTTGTCTGTGAAAAATAATATTAATGATTATTTTATTTTTGACAATAAAAATTTAATACCCAAATCAATAAAAGACAAAGTTTTAATTAATAATTTTAATAATTTCTTAAACAATTATACAAAAGGTGTACAAGGTCACGTTATTGATAAAAAATTTAATGAAGATATGTGTAAAATAGTAAAGTCGATTCAATGATAAGAAAATTAGTTATTTTTTTAATGGCACTTTTTATAATTGCTATGGTTGTTTTATCTTTCTACGGAAATGCTATTTAAATGTTAGCAAAAGTGACTGCCATAATAACAAACAATACTAATAAAAAATAAACCCAACGCATAATTACCCTGCACTAATTTTTACTGTGCCGCTATCGTTCCAGAGTTGACCTTCGTTGTTAGGATCGCTTGTTGGTAAGTCGGTTGCCATAACTTTTCCTGATTCATTAACCATTACAGTTCCGGCTTGATCTGGAAAATCAATATCTCTTCTTCCAGTAGCCTTTCTACCAAATAATCTAATTTTTTTATAACCTTGTGCCTGTAACATTAACGGTTTATCTACGTGAACAAGTACTCCATCGTTTTGTACAATTAACATTGACTTATGTTGTCCACCAACTCTTACAGTAAACTGTAAAGCAGAATCGTCTGTACCAACATTTGGATCTCTAATTTTAGTATCAATACTTGCATAACGTATTAAAGTGCCCTCTGAATTTTTACCTTTAAATTGTATTTTTCCTAATATATCACTTTTTGCTGGACTGTCGGAAAATCTTTCTAATGTAAGTAAAGGACCACTTGCTGATCCATCGTCAATTGTAGAAAGTAATAATGCATTTTCACTAGTAGAACGATTTTTAATTTGTACTTTATGAAATATTTGTTTTTTGTGAAAGTCAGGATCTTTATCCGTTACTGTTTTACCCTCAGTATCTTCGTCTTCTACTTTCATTAAACTATATCGTTTTGGCATTATTCCTCCTTAATATATTTTTTACCTGTTAATTTTTCAATATCTTTAATCATTTCTTCCATATTAACTCTAACAGTTTTACCTGTTATTGTATTTCTTGAGAAATATTCCCATTCACCTTGTTTATTGTGCGGTGAAAGTTTTGTAACGTTACCTGCTTCGTCTCTTACATATACTTCAGCACTTGCCGTATCGTCTTTAGCATATATGTGAGCATTGTTTGCCACAGTTGATGGATCACCTGATTCAACAGCCATTGCCATAACACCACTTAATGCAACACCAGTGGATGATGTTTCAATCATCTTTGTACCATTATGATAAAGTTCTACTGAACCATCCTCAGTAAAGACTGCATGGTTTTCGTCATTACTAGTACCCATTATTTGTGTAATACTAGCTCTGATTTTTAAGTTACCTGCACCAGAATCTTGGATAATACTGTGGCTACCTGAGTGATATATTTTTAAATCTTCTCCAGTACCCAACATAACTTTGGCATTATCCGCAAAAGTTTTATCACCTGTGATTGTTTGATCATTACTTGTTAAAACTTGTAATGATGTTGAGGCACCTGCCGCTGTTCTTTGTATATGTGTTCTAAAAGCATTAACAGTTGTAGAACCTCCACTTGTACTCAATGCGTTTAATGTTACAGTTGTACCTGATAATGCCGCTGTAAATGTTAATTGGTCTGTGCCTTTTGATGATACAATTGGTCCTGAACTTACGTAAGCAGTTGTTCCGTCGTGTACTACATATACTTCTGAAACAGATGCTGGTGTACCAGACTCACTTGAGTTGTAACCAACTACAACATAGTGAGAACCGGTGTATGAATCACTTGAGAAAGTATCTATTGCTGTTGCAGATGATGATACTGTTACTGCACCAACAACTTTTGTGTTGTCACCAGTTGTGTCTGATTCTGAATCTCCTAATAAAATTCTAAACATCTTAACAGCAGTATTTGGTTCATTTCCTGTTGCACGTAATCTTACATCACTTCCACTAATATCTGCTGTCAATGTTATCAAGGCATTATTACCAGTGTATACGTCGTTGTATGTTGCAATAAAGGCGGTTGTTCCGTTGTGAACAACTGAACATTCTATATTTTGTAATTCAGTTTTTGATGAATTGTTTGCACTAATATAATATTTTGCACCTCTGTAAGAAGCATGAGCCCATGTATCTATATTTTCTACAGCACTATCAACATCTGTGTTTAATACAATTGCAGTGTTACCTGATGACGTAGCACTTGTACTGTCACCCATCGCAATTCTAAAATATTTTATAGAGTTTACATCACTTGAACCTGTACCTCTTAATCTTACTGTACTAGCACTAATGTCTGCTGTATATGTTATATGATCATTATCTCCTGATCGCACACCACCACCAGATGCAACAAATGCCGTTGTATTATTGTGTACTAAACTTATTTGATCTGTGGCAGTTTCATCATTAATTTCGTCTCTTGTTACTGCAAGATAAAATGCTGAATCAAAAGAACTTGAAGCAAATGTATCAATGTTTGTTGCAGATGTACCAACAGAAGTTTTATTTCCTGTTGTTGTATCACTTAAATCTGAAGTTGAAGAAGTTGTTGTAATTGCTGTCCAACCACTAGTGTCATATCTTTCGTACGTACTTGTTGTTGTGTTATATCTTAACATACCAACGGCACCTGTTGAACGTTGTGCAGTTGTACCAGAAGGTAGTTTTAATGATCCTGTAGCGCCAGATAAGTCAAGCATTTCAGCTGTTAAATTAATATTATTGTGTGTAATATATAAATCATCTGATGTTTGTGCGTTTGCTCTGTAAATATTATCGGCTTCCATTCCTAATCTTGCAAAATAAATTACACTATTAGTAGAACTAGATGCTCTTAATCTTGCTTTGCCTCCAGAAACATCTGCTGAAAATGTTGTAAGAGTATTATTTCCTGTGTATATTACACTTTCAGATATTGTTGTATCAGTACCTGCCGCATTAACAGTCATAACAATCTCAGAATTCTGATATTCAGTACTTCCAGAATTTCCTACATTTATAAAATATCTTGCAGTTTTGTATTTGAATACATCAAATGAATCTACTGTTTCAACAGTAGAATCCATATCACTTTTTTTACCGTATAAATGATTATCTACTTCGCCTAATTTTGTTTTAGATCCTAAATCTTGTCTATATAATATTGCAGTACCAGTTGTACCAACTGTTGATGCTCCTGATAATGTTACTGTTGCTGATGAAATTGTTGCTGTAAAAGTATATCCATAAGCACTTCTAGTTGATACTTTTGCATAATCATCAAAGAAAACTGTTGTTCCATTATGAGTCATACTCATTTCTGAAATTTGGTAGTCACCTTGTGTTGAATCTTTTATTAATATAATATATTTTGCACCTTGTATATCTGTTTTTGTAAATTGATCTAATGTAGTTGCAGTAGAACCTATTGCTGTACTTGTTGCAATAATTTTTGAGTTTGTATTTGCAACTGTCTCATGATGGTCTCCTAATGCAATTCTGTGTATTCTTAAATTTGTGTGTGAAGAACTATTAGTTGCCGCAGATAATTGTAACATATCTCCTGATATTGCCACAGTAAAATCTACTATTCTTGTACTGTCTTCGTTAACATTATATACTGTAACATAAGGAGTTGAGTCATTATGTACAACAGAAACTTTTACGTGTCCAATAAAATTATTAGTAGTTTCTTCTATACCTATATCATAAACAGCACCTCTAAATTCTCCTATATCAAATTCATCTATAACTGCTGATGTTGTTGTAAGTTTATAATAATTAAATTGTTTTACTGCTGTGTTGTTTCCACCGCCACCACCACCTGCTTCTGCAAATGATAATGTTCCACTTCCATCAGTTTGTAATACTTGTCCATTACTTCCGTCGCTGGCATAAACCGCAACTGTACCTGTTGCATTGGGTAAAGATACTGTTCTATCTGCAGTTGGGTCTACAACTGTTAATGTAGTTTCGTAATTGTCAGCAGTTGCACCTTCAAAAATAATAGTGTTTGATGTGTTTAAAAATATTCCTTCTGGTTCAAAACGCATAGAATTTGTAAGAGCACCAGAGCTCATTACCTGAACTTGTATTTTTCCAGCTTCAGATCCGTCAGTTGTACTAAAAATTTTAGAGGTTATATTTCCATACTCAACTTCTTGATCAGCCGCATTTTCACCTAAAAATTTTATTGTTCCTAAATTGTCTGAGCCTGCTGGACTTCCGCTATTTCTTTTTAATGCTATAATTGGACTTGCTGATGCACTTGCTTCTGTAGTAGTTAATGTTAATAATGCATCCGTACCTGTACCAGAAGCTGTTAGTGTGCCTGCTGTTACTGTTGTTGCGTTTACTGTTCCGTTTATGTCTAATGTTGTTGATGGGGAAGAAGTACCTATACCTACACGATTATTCGTGACGTCAAGATAAAGTAGATTTGTTTCAAAAGCCAGATCGGTACCATTCCTTGTAAGGTTAGACTTTAGTACTGATCCAGATATACGGCCTATAGCCATAACTCTAGGTCTCCTTTAATATGTTAGTGTAACAATACATTACACACAGTCTCGTTTACATTGCCGACTGACAGCAGTAATTGTATTTATCGGGATAAAAAAAAGGCGATCCGAAGACCGCCTTTAATTTTACTAAAAAGTATTAGTATTTATTAGTTGTTAGTTCTCACTGCACAATTTACCAATCCAATACCTGCATCAGATTTGCTTTCTAAAGCTCTTCCGATTACATGGAAAGGAGTAATTGTTTCACCATTAGCTACTGCTCTTGCAGTACCTTTAATTGAACTGGAAACTAGTCTTTGTCCTTTTTCAACAAGACCTGTTACTCTAACAGGACTTCTTCCTGTCATTGCAACAAACGGATGTGAATCACTGTTACCTGCACCTGCGTTCATGGCATATGCTGGTTTAGTTGAAATTACACCAAAAACATTTTCTGAAAGTTCAGTTGATACTTCGGTGATTTCTTCTCCACCACCGATTTCTACTACTGCACCTTCTGCCATAGGAGCGTCTGCTTCGAAACGCTCGGCAACGTCCGCGTATTGAGCCGAAGTTGATGTCGCGTGTATTACGTTACATCGTATATCGACTAAATTAGCCTCTGTTGCTGTTGGAGCCGCCGTAGCAGATCTCAATGCTGTAAAGGCACCACCTGCGTTACCGTAAGTAGTTGTACCGTCATCTGCAAATGCTTCATCCCATACCCAGAATAAATCTTCTTCTGTTGCTGTTGATGTTTCGCCTCTGTTTACTTTAATACCTGAGTAAGTTGGCATACCACTATTAGATGATATTCCTCTGTTTACTTCAATGATATTATCTTCAACTGATAGTGTTGATGTGTTCAACTCAGTTCTTGTACCGTCAACAATTAAGTTACCGTGTACTCTTGTATTAGTACCGTCAATTGTTAAGGCCGCACTACCACTAATTGTAGTAGTTGCAGTTGTTGAAGCCACAGTTATGTTAGTTGTTCCTGAACTAATCGATGTCTGTGAAAGGCCTGCTAGACCGTCATCAACATATTTTTTATTGGCAAACTGACCGTCAGCACTAGGTGCCGCTGTTGATCCGCCAGTAATGGTATTAGCACTAGCTGATATTACTATATCACCTACTTCTAATCCAGTGTTAACTCTAAAGTTACGTGTTGTCATGGTTCATTCTCCCGCATGATATTATTAAAGTGTTAGAGATTTTAGTCGTAAAAAAAACGCTCTAACAACAATATTTATCGTTAGAGCGTTTAAAATTATCTATAAGGTTATATTATACTATACTAATTACGCCATTAATGAGTATTGTACAGTAGCCGCTGTTACGCCACCACTTGATACTGCTTTAATTTCAACTGTACCCGAGTTATAAACAAATGTAAGTGTTCCTAAATCACTTGATCCAGTGTTTACAACACCATATACGTTTCCGAATGCTGTTGAACCATTGTGAGCCACGTTAGCTTTCATACAAGCATATTCAGTATTTGCAGAATCTTGCAAAGTAATGAATAATTCTGCTGACCTGTAAGTTGACCCGTTAAATGTTAAAATGTTAGTTGCAGATGATGTAAAGTTAACTGAACTTGTTTCTGTTCTAGCAATTCCACCTGTTACTAATGCAGTATTGTCAAAGCCAGTTATAGCAAATATTCTAGCCGCACTGTGCGGAGCCGAAGTAAATGTTATATTTGTGCTTGATACTGTATAGTTTTCAGTTGGTTCTTGATAAACGTTATCAATGAACACAAGCACGTTAGCCACCGCCGCCGGCGCTGTACTAAAAAGTGCGAATGTTGTTGTTGATCCGTCTCCAGTTGCTGATACTTTAGATATAGTTGGTGCTGTAGAACTAGATGTTGCTAGTGATACGTATGTTGATCCGTCTGTGCAACCTTCGTATGCTCCAGTTTCACTGTTAAATCTTATAACACCTGTTGCACCTGTTGGTCTTTGTGAAGTATTACCTACTGGGAATCTCCATGCGTTAGTAGAACCACCGCCATCCAATTCATAAACTGGTGCACTGTTGTTAATACCAATTGCATTTGCTGATCCATCTAAAAAGAAAGCGTGTGTGTTTGCCGCACTTTCCATTCTAAAGTCTAAATCGTTACTTGATGCATCATTGAATACACAAGCCGTTGTCCAACTTGCTCCACCAGTGTTAGTCAATAACATATTTCCTGTTGTTACTGATATTCCACCTGATTTATCTGCACCTGTGGCAGTTGTTGTTCCAACTACCCACTGGTCTGCTGATTCATCCCAAGTCAATGTCGCATTATCACCTGTAGAACCACGTTCTACGATAATACCTGCGTCGTTTGTACTAGCTGATATACCGGTGTTTAATTCTATAATGTTATCTGCGATAACTGTGTTTGTAGTTGAAAGTGTTGATGTAGTTCCTGAAACTGTTAAGTTACCTGAAACTGTTAAGTTACCTACAACTCCACCTGCTGTGAATGTTAAACCAGAAGCGCCTACTTGTAAAATTTCAGAACCTGCTATATCCATTCTGATTAAATCTTCGTCTGAACTTTCTTCAACTTGTATTTTTGTGTCTTCGTCAGCATCTTGAATTGTTGAACCAGATGCCAAGTTAGCCCAAGCACTGTTTGAATATCCTTCAATTGTTGCAAGTGTTGAGTTGTATCTTAGATCACCGTGTGCTGGTGAACCAGGTCTTTGTGCTGTTGTACCTGATGCTATTCTAACTGCGTCTGTAGCCGAAATGTGTAATGTAGTTGCCGGACTGGCTGTTCCTATACCAACTCTACTATTACTGACGTCTAAGGCTAATAAATTTGTTTCAAATGCTAAATCAGTACCTGACCGTGCCAAGTTAGCTGAAAGCATTTGCCCTGTTATTCTTCCTATTGCCATGTTGTTTTCCCCTTAATTATCGATAATTGTTTTTGCAAAACTATTGATATTTATTTGATTTGTCTATAATCGTGTCGTTAAATACCTTAACATAATGAAAAATAATTACGTAACAATCGTTGGAAATCTGCCAATTGGCTTTGATTTGCATGAATCCATGCATATAGGCCCTGTAATAGCATCAGCTAATAGTAATAAAAGTATTAATTTTGCATATGCAACCTGTAATTCAGAGACAATTTTACAAGATATGTTAAATTCGGCTAATTTTCAAGGTACTAACATACTTGTTCCAGAAGAGCTGTTTAAGAAATATATATTTTTTAATGAAGTAACTTGTTTACCCGAGTTTCCTGGTATAAAAACATTAGAAATTAATCCCAATAATTGTACTCCACAATGCTTATCATTAATGTTAGCAGTATATCTTAAACCAAAAGTTATATTTTTATTAGGTTATGATTTGAATAATCCAATAGAACTTACAAGATTAAAAAGTATTATAATATCCAATCCAGACATAAGATTTGCAAATATTTGTAGTCCACGTATAAAGAAATTAGATGAGTTAGACAATTGTTTTTGTGATACGTATATAAAATATCAGGAAGTAATTGATGCCAGAAAATAAATTTTACAAATATAGTTTAAAATTAAGATGGCCGGCTATATGTCGTAATCGTTCAGTAGAAACGTTAACAGAACGTCCAGATCTTGTAGAACAAATGAATCGTTTTAGAGAAAAAGTTTCGAACGTATTAAAAATTGTTTGTCGTAAATCTTTTTATATTGATAATAATCATTCAATGACAGGTATTAGACTTTGGTTTGAATCAGGTCAAGATGTTTATGATTTTATTATAAGGCAACCCGAATTTGAGTGGGAAATTGTTGCAGAATTAGATATAATGAATATTATTACTGGACAATTACAAAATTTTAATGTTGTTTATACATCAACTGGTGTTACAATAGATTAAACAGGTTCTTCTGCAAATCCATGCATTACAACTATTCGTGCTGAGGCGTGTGGTGCTTCACCAAATGTAAGAGTGTTACCACTTATAGTATAATTTTGTGTGGCTTCTTGCATTACACCATCCATATAGACAATAATATTTTTAGCATCTGCAGGCGATTTAGTCATTGTTGCGAAACTAGTAGTTGAGCCATCGCCAGTTATTACATCTTTTGTAATATCTTGTTCAGTTTGATCTGTTTTTAAATTTGTCCAAGTAGAACCATCTTGAGATACTTCATATTTTCCAGTTGTAGTATTGAATCTCATTACACCTTGTTCAGCTGTTGGACGTTGTGCAGTAGTACCTGTAGGTAAAACAATACCAGTATCAGAGCTGAATAGATATTTTCCTGTACCTGATGTACCTAATGTAAAATCAGCATTTGTAACATCTTGGTTTATTGTAGATCCTGAAAGTGTAAAATTACCTGTATCTGCTTTTAAACTTGCAACACCAATTGTTCCTGTATATCTTGCACCAGAAACATAAACTGATTTGCCTGAAAACGAAACACCGTTAGGTAAGTTAGTACCGATAAAGTGCAATACACCAGATTGATAATCAAAAAAGAATTCATCATTGTTACCTGAACCTGCGGCAAATACTCTAGTTCCACCCGAAGCGGCATTACCCGCATCAGATGATGTGTGAATATAAACTATAACTCCATATGTTGCACCAAATTCTGGTGGAATCCAATCTGTTAAATTTGTTTTCCATGATCTACTTGCTGTTGCTGTATTATCTTCTGTTGCTTCAGTTGGAGTACCTGTAGGATAAACTGTTACAACATCTGCACTTGATCCTGGCATTGTTGTTGGAATTCCGTTTGCTTGGTTCCAAACTTTATCACCTCTTAATAATAATGGAGATGCAATGGCTTCATTAGGTGCCGCCTTATTAGCATTGGTGTCAGTTTTAGTTGTACCATAACCTAATTTCTTCCAAAGATAATCTACTTTTTTTGCGTCTGTTATTGCCATTATTCTGCTACTCCTACTGACAATGCTGTTATGCTATCGCCAGAATTTAATAAAATTCTTACTAAACAATTGTTACCTGTTGAATTAGACATACTTTCTGTACCAAGTGTAAATGTAAATTGTTCTGATGAATAAGTTGTATTATCAACTACTCTATCGCCACCTGTTTTTGCCACTCCAGCACTTCCGTTTCCTCCTACACCTGTTCCTGGAACTCCAGAACCATTGTATTGTGTTGAACAATCTAACCAACCATTAGTTGGAGATGCTGTTGTGTCAGTTGAAGCACCTGGAAGATTAATCCACATACCAGATACTTTGCCTGACATTGTAATTGAAAATTGTGAAACTGTTGCTCGTCTAAATGCAAAAGTATAATACTGAGCTCCTGACCTGCCGGTATTTAAGTCCGGTCCGGCTGGAAGATAACCACTACTTAAATCTGTTGTAAAGTGTTTAATTGTTCCAAATCTTGATATTGCTTCGTTGGTGCCCGCCACAGTAACCGCTCCAGACCATGCTGAATCTGTGTAGTAATTGGCATTAGATGAATCAAATAGTGATGGATTGTCACTTGACAAGGCACCGAACCCTGCAATTCTAACGGCATCGTCATCAAACGTTGCCCCTAAAGAATCTGATACTGCTATAACTCCCGCTTGTGAACCTTCAGCACTTTCGTTGTCTAGTGCTAAACGGGTATTGCTATACATTTGAATTTTTGTTGAACTTTCTGAATAAGAACCATTTCCATTACAGTTCTTTGCTCTCATTTTAATTTGTTGAATTGAACGTCTTTGAGTACTTAAAAGAGGTACTGTAAGAGTGGCAAGTGTGTATGCACTACCTACTCCAAGATTTACTGCTGGAACAGTAGTTGAACCGTCACCAATAGTTGCATATGTAAAATCTAAATTGGCAATAACGTGTCCAGATGTACTTTCTAAGTTAGTACCTGGATCTATTTCAACTGGTGACGATGTGTCTTGATAACATTGTCCTGTAAAGTTTGTAATTGTTGATCCTGCTACCGATAAACTAGGTGAACCATCATTGTAATATGGGATTCCAGAAACATATTTTAAATTTCCTGCCGCACTTTGTGAAACGGTTCCAATTGATGAAGTAGGTGTTGCAGTTACATTATCTTTTACAAATTCTAAAACGTTTGTATTACCTAATGTGTGTTGTAATTGAAAACTGTTTACACCTGTACTAATTCCGCTTGTTGCTTTACTAACAATAGCTTTAAATCCACTATAAAGATTTGGATAATAAATGCTTGTTGCAAAAGAAGTAGCGGCTCCTGTTGCATCTAATAAATTATAATCACTTTCTGATTCTATTGTTAAACTTGTTGCTGTACCACTTTGGTCACCAGCACCTAATGAAATGGCTCCATCAGCACTTCCGTTTACGTATGCTGTTAATGTGCCGGCCGCGGCATTGTAACAATAAGTTGATTGTGATGCAGTTCTAACAGGATCAACTGTTGTAATTCTGTTAACAGAATCTCCTGCTGAATAAGTTGGAGAGCCTGATACGTTTTCACTAAATCCAGAACAAAGTTTTGGACTTGTTCCTGTTGTTGCGTTCATGGCTATTGTTTTTGAACCTAAATGATTTGGCGCCGAAGGAGCGTCATCATAAACTTTTAAAAAGTTAGATTTTGTTTCTGTTGCTGGAATATCTGCTGGATTGGCTGTACTGTGTGTATCTAATTCTAATATTAATGTGTCTTGTCCTGTACTGCTATGTGTACCTGCTCCCCAAGTATGTGATAGATATGTTCCACTATCTTCTTGCGATCCACCTGCAACTGCACCGTCTCCAATAGTTTCATCTGCAGTACCGTCACCCCATGTCATATCGTATGCTACTGTGGCCGCACCTGCTAAAGTATTTGTTGTTAAATTTTTCATGTATCTTGTTTGTCCTTCAACTACCCATAAATTGTTTCCGGTTAATGCTGAACCACCTGAACTAACATCATATAATTCAAAATCTACAACAGGTGTTGCTGTGTAAATTGTAATATAATTTGATCTTGTAGATGATGCGTGTGATCCTGATGAATCTGTTACTGCACCGTTGGCATATGCTTTTACAGTAACCGACATGGTACCAGTTGCTGTATAAGTGTGAGATGGTGTTGAATCAGATGTACCTGTTGTTGTATTTCCGTCACCCCAAGTAATTGTATATCTGTCTGCACCTCCACCTACTGTTGAAATTGTTAATGTTATTGTTGTACCTGAACCAGCCGCTGTTGTATCTGCTGTAAACGTTACACTTTTTACATAATAATTTAATCTAATATTTTCTGTTACTTCATTTAAATCATCAATTGCATCTACAACTGTACCAGCATTGTTAAGTGTAAATGAGCCATCACCAAAACTTGAATCTGTTGGTAGGCCTAAAGTTAAAGCTCCACCCGATGATGGTATAGATGAACTTACTGTTGTAATTGAATCATCTACATATTTTTTAGTTGATGCATCTGAATCTGCCGCTGGTTCACCAATTTGTAATTTTGCTAGTGCTGATGCAAAATCGTCTGTTGTAGAACCATCAGCTGTTGTTGTTCCAAATTTAAATTTGTCTATAGATTCATCCCAATACATTACTGCATTATTGCCTGCTCCACCTCTGTTAATCATTACTCCTGAATTATGTCCTATTGATCCTGAACTGTTTAAGACAATCATGTTGTCTTCTATAGATAAATTTTGTGAGTCTACTGTGGTTGTTGTACCTTCAACTGTAAGGTCACCTGTGATTCTAGCATTACCAGTAACGTCTAATTTAAAATTACCAGGACTAGCCGTACCTATACCAATCCTACCGTTAGCTACATCTACCACTAATAAATCTGTATTAAATGTTAGATCCGTAGAACGGATTAGATTAGATTCTAATAATTCTCCTGCTATCTTTGTTATTGCCATAATACTACATCAATATTTACCAATTATTCGTACGGTAGATAACCCGCACTAAATAATCATTATATGACACTATTACCCCTTAATAAAATTGAAAAAGTTTCTGAATCTACGGTAAGAGTATCACAAGTTGATTTCAAAAAAAATTCTGTATCAGGTGATGTTATTGATGGGGGAACAATTACAAACTTTACATCAACAGGTATTAAAGATGAATCAAATGAAACACAAATTATAGTTAAAGACGACTATGTTGAAGTTGCAAAAGATTTACACATTAAAGGTACAGTAAAGGTAGAAAATTTACAATATGTACAAGCATCAGTTCCAAAATTAAATGTACAAGATGCAATTATGGTTAATCATAATGAAGTAATTTGGAAAGAATCGTTAGGAAAATCTGTTAGAAAAAGTTATTTGCAAGAGTTAGGTATACTTAAAAATTTACAAGTAAGAAATGTTTTATATGTTGCAGATGGAAGAGTAGGAGTAAACACAACTGCACCATCGGCAGACTTTTCAGTAAATTCAGGTGGTTATGAAATTCTTACAACTATGCAAGAAGCGAATGCATTTGTTGGAACACATACTCACGTTGCATTTGCTATTGGTACAGATTTTACGCCAAGATTAACTTGTCGTGCTAATGGTGATGTAGTAGTTGGATCAGAAACAGGTAAGCCTGTTAAATTATCTGTGTATGGTCAACTTGGTGTTGGTGTCAAATATCCAGGAGAAGCATTAGAAGTTGATGGCAATATTAAATTTGCTGAAAGAACATTTGCCGCAGGAGAGAAACATCCTCGCGAAGGTCGTTGGAACACAGGATCAATTGTGTGGAATGAAAAGCCCTCAATTAATAAACCAGTTGGTTGGGTATGTGTTAATGGTGGAAAACCAGGTAACTGGCGTCCTTTTGGAATTATTCAATAAAATTTAAAATTTCCAAATTTGATCAGGCCACTCTTTAGCAATTCGTTTCATTCCAAATTCCGTTAACTTTTCAAGTATTTTCTTTTTAGGTCTACCGTAACGTTCTCCAGTATGATTTGCTTCAATCTGTATCCATGGTTTGTTAGAAAGAATTGTTTCTTTTGCACCTTCCAACACAGGTACTTCAAATCCTTCAACATCTATTTTTATAATATCTACGTTTTGAAAATTATAACTGTCAAGTGTTTGTAAATTAATAGAACCATTATGATCTTTTATATGGTAGGTGCCTAGATGAGTTTCATATTGCATAGAAACTTTTCCAGGAGTATCACCTAAAGCAACTTCATGTACAGTGCAATTTTTTAATGTATTAGTATTTTTTTTGAGTTTAGGTAGTACATCGGGATTAGGTTCAAATATTTCAATTTTTTTTACTCTATGGTGCCAATTTAATGTCCAGTTTCCTAAGTGGCCGCCTATGTCTATTGCAGTTCTTAATGTTTGTGTTGATACGTAAGGCCAAAGCCAATTGAAATGCCCGTTAGGAAATGTAGGCATATTACTCGCCTAATTTGTGTAATCCGTGGATAATAGAAATTATATGACCATTTGTTGCACCATCGTTTGCCGGTGGAGCAGAACCAAAAGTTATTTGTTGTCCTGATACTGTATAGTTTGTTGTCGGTACTTGATAAACACCTCCAACAAAAACCACAATATCTGTTGCATTATTTACAGTTTGAGTAAAACTTGCTCCAGTAGATCCGTCTAATGTATTACCTGCTCCTGCACCAAAAGTTACAGTTGTTCCGTCACCTTGAAATTTATCTATTGTAATTGTTTTTTCGCCAGCCGCAGTTGACATATTGTACCATGCTGAACCAATATAAGATTGATATGTTGATGTTGTTGTGTTGTAAACTAATTGTCCATTAACACCTGCAGGTCTTTGTGTAGTTGTTACATTTGGAATAGTAACTCCAACAGCATTGTCGCCTATTACTGGATTTTTAGCAAACCTACCCATGGTATTATAACTCTATAGTTGAGATTGTTGCGTTGAATTGTGCCGCCGAATCTGGTGCCGCAATCCAAATTTTTGCACCATTTTCTAAAATCATTTTTTCTGTATCAAGTATGTAAGTGTCTCTAGCTTTAATAGTTAATTGTGAATATACTAAATGATTTGCAGTAGCTGATACACCAGTTGGAGTAACGTAAACGTCTACTGTTCCGTCACCGTCAGTTTTATTAGTAATATAAATTACTGTAATCGCAGTTCCTCCTGCCGCCGAAGCAGTGAAAGCCGCTGTAACGCTGGTTCCTACTTGAAAATTTGTTATTGCCATACTTTTTATCCTAATGCTATCGCTAATGCCGTAGCCTTACTCTTACTTATCATTTCTCCAGATGTCAAAAAATTGATGCCATTAATTACCACATTTCCAGAGCCATTAGCTGAAATTTCTAAATTGGCATCTGTGGCATTTGTTGTAATTTCATTATCAAAAATTCTTACATAATCAGCATCAATAACACCTGTTACCCCTAAAGTTGTTCCGTCAAATGTTAAATTTGCTTCACCAGTTATAGCATTCGCACCTGTTACAGTTGTAACCTGATTGTTTGTTGAACCTGATAATATGGCTCCACTAGCTGTGGTATCTACATAATTTTTTGTAGCCGCATCTGAATTTGCCGCTGGTTCCGCCACCTGAATTTTTGCTAATGCTGTATCGGCAATTGCTGTTGCTGTTGGTCCTGACGAAGTTGTAACTGCTCTCCAAGTATCATCACCTTCGTTCCAGTAGAATGCCGCATTATTAGAACCATCTCGCTCTATCATTACACCAGAGTCAATATCAGCACCTGAGGCATTTCTGTTTAAAAGTAATGAGGAATCTTCAACGCTTAAAGTTGATGTATTCAATTCAGTTCGTGTACCATCAACAATTAAATTACCCATAACTCTTGTATTACTTGAGTCAAGATTAACGTAATTTGACCCACTAGCACCTGTGCCAGTTTTAATGGTGTAATCACCTGATGTACGTAAAGTTTTTGCCATGTTAGTATTATTTATATAAAGAAAGGGGGAGCCTAAACTCCCCCAATATTCTTATAAGCACGTGTCTAGTGACTATTACTCAGATACTATGTCTATATTACCTTTACCTGCCGCAATTGAGCCAGAGATATCAGTTCCTAATGTGTAAGGAACTGTTCCAGCCGCGCCTGCCGCCGTAACATAGTGAACTGTGTTATTGTAGAATTTCTCTACATAAGCCACAGTTGAGTCATCTAGCGTAATTTGTACACAAAATTGGTTGGATGTATTTGCCAACGA